AAGGAAAAGCTGGGCAAGTTCATGGGTGTGGTGGATGTCATGGACATCAGTAAGCAGGAAGCGCAGGACATCGTCCTCTCGGAAACCCCCGAAGAAGGCCCGCAGGGATGACATCCCTGACCAAGCTGGAGCTGGAAGCCTTGCAAAAGGCCCTGCCGCATATGAATGCGCAGGAGAAGGCGGAGCTCCTCCAAGATTTGGAGGAGCGCGAAAAGCGCGCCAGACTGGCCGCAGCCAACGACAACATGCTGGGGTTTGCCAAGGCGGTGTACCCGGGCTTCAAGATCGGGCCGCACCACAAGAAGCTGGCGCGCATCTTCACGGACGTGATCGAGGGGCGCAAAAAGCGGGTGATCATCAACATCGCGCCGCGTATGGGCAAGTCGGAGTTCTCCTCCTACCTGTTCCCATCCTACTTCCTAGGTAAATACCCTAATAAAAAGATCATCATGGGCACGCACACCGCGAGCCTGTCAGAGGACTTTGGCCGTCGCATCAGGAACCTGATCGACACCGAGGAATACCGTGAGATATTTCCAGCAACTGTGGTTGCCGACGACCAAAAGGCCGCCGGGAAATGGTCCACTTCTGTGGGAGGCCAATACTATGCGGCAGGCGTAGGCGGTGCCCTAGCAGGACGCGGTGCAGACTTGTTCGTCATCGATGACCCCCATTCAGAACAAGACATAAAGGCCAACTCCGGACTGGCTTTTGATACAGCATGGTCGTGGTTCCAGACTGGACCGTTGCAACGTCTGATGCCGGGGGGTGCGATCATTATCATCATGACGCGCTGGGGTCTGCGTGACCTCACGGGCCGCCTGATCGACTACCAGATCAAAAATCCCGACGCCATTCCGTGGGAGATCGTGGAGTTACCGGCCATATTAGAAAAAGAAGAAGAAGACGGCACCGTCACGGAGAAAAGCCTGTGGCCAGAGCAGTGGCCGCTGGAGGCTTTGAAGGCAACCCGTGCATCACTGGACCCCCGGTACTGGAACGCCCAGTACATGCAGCAGCCAACGAGCGAGTCCAGTGCATTAATAAGCCGCAAATCTTGGCGAATCTGGGAAAAAGACGATCCGCCCCCGTGCGAATACGTGATTCAGTCATGGGACACGGCGTTTGAGGCCAAAACCAGCGCTGACTACAGCGCCTGCACGACGTGGGGCGTGTTCTACAACGAGGAAGAGGGCAACAGCGCGCAGATCATCCTGCTGGACGCGTTCAAAGACCGTATGGCCTTCCCGGAACTCAAGGCAGTAGCCCTTAAGCACTACAAAGAGTGGACTCCTGACGCGTTTATCGTGGAAAAGAAGGCCGCTGGCGCGCCTCTCATACAGGAACTCAGGAATATGGGCATCGCCGTGTCCGAGTTCAGCCCTAGCCGGGGCAACGACAAGACGGTGCGCGTGAATGCGGTTGCGGATTTGTTCACGTCGGGTAAAGTCTGGGCACCTGACACGCGCTGGGCGCGTGAAGTGATTGAAGAAGTGGCGGCTTTCCCGGTCGGCGAGAACGACGACTATGTGGATACGACCACGCAAGCTTTGCTGCGCTACCGGCAGGGCGGGTTCATCAGCTTGGACAGCGATGAGCCGGAAGACAAATTTTTTCAGCGTCGCAAAGCGGCGTACTACTAGGGATTGCTCATGGCTACCAACATCGACAAGGCTTTGTATCCGGCACCGCAGGGCATCGACTCCCTCGCACAAAACGAAGCAGACATTGAGATTGAGATCATTGATCCGGAAGAAGTCAACATTGGTGTTGATGGGATGGAGATTTCTCTGACCAAAGAAGAGCCGGGACAAGGTGAGTTCGACGAAAACCTCGCAGACACGCTGTCCGCCGGTGAAGTCCAAGAGATCGTCTCGCAGCTCTCCGCTGATATCGACAACGACAAGTCCAGCCGCAAGGAGTGGGAGAAGACCTACACCGAGGGTCTCAAGCTCTTAGGTCTGCAAATGGAGGACCGCACGGAGCCGTGGGACGGCGCTTGCGGTGTGTTCCACCCGATGATTACCGAAGCGGTTGTGCGCTTCCAAGCAGAGACCATCACAGAAACCTTCCCGGCGCAGGGTCCGGTGCGCACCAAGATCATTGGTAAAGAGACCGTCGAGGTTAAAGAGTCTGCCGTGCGGGTGCAGGATGACATGAACTTCGAGCTGACCGAGGTCATGAAAGAGTTCCGCCCGGAGCATGAGCGCATGCTGTGGAGTCTTCCGGCTACCGGCTCGGCATTCAAGAAGGTGTACTACGACCCGGGTCTGGGTCGTCAGGTGTCGATGTTTGTGCCCGCCGAAGACGTGCTCCTTCCCTACGGTACGACGGACCTTGACACCTGCCACCGCGTCACGCACCTGATGCGCAAGACCAAAGACGACATCGTGCGTCTGCAAGAGGCTGGGTTCTACTGTGATGTCACGCTGGGCGAACCTAGCAAGAACAAAGATGAAATCCAGCAAGCCAAGGACAAAGAGACCGGCTTCTCGGACATCAACGACGACCGCTACCAGATGGCCGAGAGCCACGCCAGTCTGGTGATCAAGGGTGACAAATACCGCCCGGATGACTCGGAGATTGCGCTGCCGTACGTGGTGACCTTTATCAAGGGCACGAACACCGTTCTGGCTATCCGCCGTAACTGGAAGGAAGACGACGACTACCATCAAAAGCGCCAGCACTTCGTCCACTACCAATACATCCCCGGCTTCGGTGCGTACGGCTTCGGTCTGTTTCACCTGATCGGGGGTTTTGCGAAGTCGGCGACTTCCTTGATGAGGCAGTTGGTCGATGCAGGTACGCTGTCGAACCTGCCCGGCGGTCTGAAGTCCCGTGGTCTGCGGATCAAGGGTGACGACACCCCGATTGCTCCCGGCGAGTTCCGTGACGTGGACTTGGGCAGCGGCAACATCCGCGACAACATCCTGCCGCTTCCTTATAAGGAGCCGTCCAACGTCCTGTACCAACTCCTCGGGACAATCGTGGATGAGGGCCGCAGGTTCGCAGCGACTGCGGATATGAAGGTGTCCGACATGTCCGCGCAGGCTCCCGTGGGTACCACGCTGGCGCTGTTAGAAAGACAATTGAAGGTACTCACCGCCGTGCAGGCGCGGGTGCACTTTGCACTGAAGCAGGAGCTGGGGCTGCTGAAAAACCTGATCCGTGACTACACGGACGAGGACTACGAGTACACCCCGGAGTACGGCACCAAGCGCGCCAAACAGGCGGACTACGACTTGGTCGATGTGATCCCGGTCTCGGACCCCAACGCGGCAACCATGAGCCAGCGTGTGGTGCAGTACCAAGCCGTGATCCAGATGGCTCAGATGTCTCCGGACATCTACGACTTACCCCAACTCCACCGCTCCATGCTGGAGGTGCTCGGTATTAAAAATGCGGAAAAATTGGTTCCGCTGCCCGACGACATGAAGCCCACCGACCCCGTGTCGGAGAACATGGCAGTGTTGCGTGGCAAGCCGGTCAAGGCGTTCATGTACCAAGACCATCAGGCGCACATCCAAGTGCACATGTCGGCCATGCAGGACCCGATGCTGATGCAGCTTATCGGTCAGAACCCGAAGGCTCAGATGATGATGGCTGCCATGCAGGCGCACATCGCGGATCACACGGCCTTCCTGTACCGCCAGAAAGTCGAGCAGCAACTGGGCTTTGCCCTGCCGCCCGAGGAAGACAAGCTGCCTCCGCAGATCGAGACGGCGATGTCGTCGATGATGGCCAAAGCGGCGCAGCAAGTTCTCCAGCAGAACCAAGCTCAGGCTGCCCAGCAGCAGGCGCAGCAGATGGCCCAAGACCCGGTGCTCCAGATGCAGCAGCAAGAGCTTCAAATCCGCGCTCAAGAAGTGGCAATCAAGGATAAGAAAGTTCAGGCTGACGCTGCGGCTAAAGCCGACGAGCTGGCGCTCAAAGAGAAACAACTTCAGATTGACGCCTCGTACAAGGCTGACAAGCTTGAAGCGGACCAAGAACGTGACGGTGCTCGCATGGGCATCGACATTGCAAAGAGTCGGCAACAAGCCGCATCACAAAGAAGGAGCCAGCGTAACCAATGATCGATGAATTCGCACGCGTATTGCGCGAACAAATACGTAACGACATGAACAACTACGCCGATGATTTGGCGGGTGGGATGTGTCGCTCTTTTGACGAATACCAAAAACTCTGC